TGTCCAAGTTGCCATCAGGTCGCATCCTTAAAAAAACAAGTACGGGCCGGTTCCGTCGCTGAATTCTAACGTATTTTCGTCCACGAAGTAAGTGCCCTTGGTTCGCTGGTTGTCTGTAGACCCATTATAGTCTGGGCGGCTGTTTCCAGTGATAAAGCCGTAGCGCCCATCAAACTGGTAATCCTGTGCCTTGGCCTTAAACCTGTGACCACCAACAACCTCCTCAATAGAGGTGACTTGCATCTGCGTAGCAAGATTGTTCCCGGTTTCGTCCTGTATCAACCTGCTCTGAATTGTTACCGGGGAAGCTACGGCAACACTGGCCTCGTCCTTGGCGTCAAATTCAAAGTTGAATTGCCGGGGCGTGTCTCTGTAGCGATTGAGCAGGCGTTTGACAGCCGGAGTTGCGACTGCATAATCGCCAGCCTCGCCCAGCCACCGAGAGAATATTTCATAGCTCTGGGTCTGGTCGTATTCCAGTTTGCTTTCGGCCTCGCCATCAATGGCAACGGAAACGCGCCGGAAGTTGTCTCCGTCAGTCGTGCTTTGGGTGTAGTCAATGACACCGTGATAGAAGAACACCCTCGATAGGCGTTGGTCATAGAGGTCAGCCGTGTCTGATTTGTCCTCAATGAAGGTCACGCTGTCTGACAACGCCGGAGCCGTTTCGCCCACATCAAGCGGCCTGTTGGCCCGCATACGGATTTCTTGGTCCTCGTCGTCCCACCACCAAATCACGCCAAATTGCGAAAGCTCGGCCAGCAATTTTGTCACGCCGGTTGGCTTGGTGATGATTGTGGTCAGGGAGTAGGTCGCAAGCCACCGCTCGCCTTCGCTCGTCCACGCTGATGTGTCGATATAGGAGGCGTCAATGCCCGCATAGTTGGTCATCAGGTCAATTGCGACCGAGGCGATAGTTGCGTCGTTGGCCACGTAGCACGTCTGGAACGTGTCGTCGGCGCTGTGACTGGATGCGGTAGAGCCGCCTTGCGCCCGCGCTGTCAGCGTCACGGTATCGCCTGACCGGGTGAACGTGACAATCTCCGAGCCAATGGCTGCGGTTCCCGACGCTGGGTATTCATCGCCCACATCAGCCGGGACCAGATTAAAGGATGGCAGGCCGCTTTCTGCCACAGCCACAGCAAGCCGTCCTTGGCTGGCCGCAGGGGCTTGGGCCTTCTTGTCTCCAGCTAGGTCCAGCACATCGCTGGCCGTGATGGTGACGTTGCCTGCTGCGTCTGGCCCGGCCCACTCTGTCACAACGTAGTTGCGGGTTCGCATGGTCGCCACATCGTCGCCAACGTAGCCCTCTTTGACCCGCAGCGCCCGGCCCACGTAGTACGGGAACCGCCGACGCAGCTTGCCAAAGAACGTGCCGCGCTCCTGCGGGTTATAGCCACCCTCGTCAGTCTGCGCCGTGCCATCGACCCGCTCGGCCTGATAATTGTCGAACCATATGTCGCTGTCCGTAAAATCTTTCAGCTTGACCGAAATACGTGCCCGCTTGCCTAAACTGCCCAGCCGGTCGTTGACGCCGCCGAGGTTGATTTCTGTCGGATTGGTGCTGACCGATTGCAGCGCCGGGTAGACGCGCTGAGAGCGGGGAATGCCGTTCTGGTTCTTGGCGAAGCGCAGCGTGGTTGTGTTGGCGTCCCCCTGCCCCACCGGCTCAAAATTCGTTGAGTCGTAAAACCGAACTTCGCTGATGGTGCCGTTGTAGTTTGCGCCGCTCTCGCCAGTCGGATAGGCACCATTCACACGCCCCACCGCGCCCGCTGCCGACCCGGCCCAGTCGCTAAAACTTCCCACGGCTGTATCAGTTCCCAAGAGCGTCACAGTGCTTGTTCCTTGCTCCCAGAACCAGAGTTCAATTCTATTAGTGGCAACGAAAGCCTGACCATAAATCGTGCCGGTCTTGCCCAGCAGGCCAGAAAGATTAAGGTCAAGTTTGGCGCAATTAGCTGGCGTGCCGGAGCCGCCGTCACCCACACGCCAAATGAGGTTTCCAGATGTGTAACCTAAATATGCTCCGGTGCTCGCACCGCCCAATTCCCAAATGCAGCCGTCCGGATCAGCGGACGGAATTGACAAGTTAGCAGCAAAGAACAGATCAGCGTTGCGAACAAAGCCAGTGCTGGCGAAAGTGTCTAGCTGCTCAAAGGTCCGATCCGGCCCGCCGCTCGGCTCAGAAGGTGCGCCGAAATTCACTTTGTTCTGGCAGGTCGCATAAGTGTTGTAACACTTGCGCACGCCGGTCGTGCCCAGCGCGGCAATGCAAGGATTGCTGCCGTAGGCTAGGCCGCAGCGGTTCACATCCAGTTCAACGATTTGCAGCAGTTCACGGTTCATCATAGAACCTCATGTTCATCTCAAACGACATTAGGTCTCGCGGTCCACTGTTCGTCGGTGCAATCGTGTTGCCATCCCGCCAGCAATAAAATACGTCGCCGTATTTTGTCGGACGCCATGCCCAGAACGAGCCGTTGCCGTTGTTGAAATGGTTCATAAAGCCCTTGAAGTCGGTGCCCCGAATAAAGGTCGGATCGACGTTTTGCACCGTTGCGCTGGCGCTCGACCCCTTGCGTGTAACAGCCGCCCCCAGCAGGTTCCCGCCTTGGCTGACGTTGGATTGCAGCATGACGTTGGCCGGCGTGATCGGCGGCGTATAGCCTTGATAAAAGCGCCGGGGAATGGTCATCACAGTTCCCCAATACGCAACTGCTATCTCTACATTATTTGACCCTGCGTCTCTAACACGAATCCGCCAATGCGTAGTGCTCACCTCGTCAAAGTAAAACAGGATGGCCTGATTGTCCGTAGGAAAAATGTTGCCTGATCCAGAATCTACCCAAGTAGTCCCGCCGTCGGTGCTATACTGAGCCTGCACGCGAGCGCCACTAATTGAGCCGATATTGTGCGCGGCAATGGCAACCGCATTCAGCGATTGCGCAGTGGCAAAGACCATTTGCAAGGCCGCTGTGCCGCCAGACGGCGAGGCAACCCATGCGTCATAGGTCGTGCCGGTTGCCGACAGCGTCGCGCTTTCTACCTCCGTGCCGGTGGTCGTGCTAAGGGTGCCGGATAGGCTCTCCCAAAGTACAATCGGGTTATTGCTGGTCCCGTTTGTAGCCAGTTCTGCGGCTTTGGTTGGGTCTATTAGGATGCTCATCAGGCAAAACTCACTCTTAGGCCCCGGTCGCCAGCCTCGTCCTGCAATCGGTTGAACAGGCTTTCGAGGCTTGCCCCGCTGATAAATTCGTCTGCGCTCATCCCGCTAAGGCGCACATCAAGCGGGGCTGCGGAAGGCGCTGCGGCGGCTGATGCAACTGCCCCGGCTGCTGATGCGCCACCACCGCCGGGCGTGACGCCCTTGATTGATTGCACCGCGCCCAGCCCGGTTGCCAAGACTTTTGCAAACGCCGCCAAGTTTCCCGGGAATGGCAGTTTGAGCGCTTCAGCAGCCCCCGTGAAGGCACTGACCAGTGCCTGCGCTGCCCCAAAGGCTTTGGAAATACGCAGCATGTCTTCGTTGCCGCTTTGAAACGCACTCGCCATATCGCCCAAGAACTGATCTGCTTTTTGAAGGTCAGTGCCGTAGCGATACGCATCAATGGCGGTCATTTTGTCAGCGTGTTGCGACTGCGCCTGCTCCATCAGCGCATTGTATTCCTGCTGGGTCAAAAGCCGCTGCTCCAGCGCTTGCTGCAATGTTGCTTGCTGCCGCTGAAAGGATGCAATCTGCTGCTCCTCTTGCGTCATTAGGGCATTCTGAACGCTTTCAAGTTCAGAAATCAACGGGTCGGCACCGCCACCACCACCACGACGCCCTCGGCCACCGCCCCCATCAGGCGGCGCACCAGGCGGCAAAAGTTGTTCGTCCGTGAAGCCTTGCAGATAAAGAGGAACGCCGGTTGTGACATTTTGAGATGCAGCAGCAAGTTGATCCATGAATTGACGCGCACGATCCGTCTCGCTTGAAAGCGTAATCATCTCCGAAATTGCACGCTGAAGTTCAGGAGGTATTTTTGCCAACTCTACGTTGTTCTCTTCCAGAAATGTCAGGACTTGCTGCAATGCCGCTTGCTGACCTTCAAAGGTTTCTGCCGCGCTTATCTGTCCAAGTAATACCTCAAATCGCTTGGCCTCATCCCGCGCAAGGCCAAAATCCTTGGCAATTCGATCAATGGTATTTTTATAATCCCGGCCAGCTTTTTGCGCAGCAGTGTATTTGCTGGCAACATCATCAAGTAGGAGGATTTCCTCTTGCAGTCTGCGTGCGGCTTGCGAAGCAGCCAGTTCAGCCTGGGCAATGGCAAATTGCAAAACCCGCTCAGTGGCTGCGCCATATTTTTCCACCAATTCCTCTGTGGTCATATTCAAGATTTTCATTGGCGCTTCCATGCTGTCAATGGTGTCTTGAATGTCACTCAGAGCGTCGTCAAAAGTTTTCGCACTTTCGCCAGCCGCTGAAAAAGCAAATGCCAATGCCGGAATGCCAACACCAGCCAACACACCAACGACAGCACCTATTGTGCCGAAACCGCTGGCAAGCTGCGGCAACTGCTGCGCGAACACAGTGCTGGCCCGCGTGCCCATTGATAACTGGACCGCAATATCCTGAAGCTGATAAGATGTGTTGGTAATTGACGCCCGCGTTTGGCGGGAAACCCTACCAAGGCGGCCCATACTGCCACTAAACCCCTTTGTGCCTTTGTTGGCCTTGTTTGCCTGCGCATCAAAGCTAGAAAGCTGCTTGCTGGCCTTTGCCAAATCAGACTGAAGGTCGGCGCTGTCGCCGTTGATTTTTACGTTAAGGGCTGCGAGTTCCGTCATTCATCTTTGCCTTATGTCTGGCCCTTGCATCGGCCCATTCAGCCTGCGAAAAGCCGCTCCGCGTGGAACCGCCCTTCGTTAGATCTTCGATCCTTTTGTTTTCGGCAATCTTGCCATCCAGTTCGACCCACCAATCACAAACGGGCAAAGCCCAAAACTCACTTGGCTGCATGCCCCATGACCGGGCCGCTTGATACGCATTGCGCTCGAAAGCGGCCCATGTCACTCCCCCGACGATGCACCACTGTCCTCGCCATCCAGTTCCTGCGACTTCGGCGTCACAATCATGGCGATATAGTCCAAGGCAATGGTCTTGGCCTCAAGAAAGCCATTTTCAACGACCATTTCCTGCACCTTTTCCAGCGTCATATCGCGGCCAGTCGCTTTAATGCCGATATAGAGGATCGTCGGCACGTTCTTGACCGTGAATTGCCATTTCGGGTGATATACCTGCCCCACGCCCGACAGCATGGCCTCAATCTGCGCCTCGCGGGCAATGGCAAGTGGATCTCCTACCTGCTCAGACAGATCAGACGCTGCGCCGAACGTGGCAGCAAGTTCAAGTTCATGGCCTCCGAGTGACGCCTTTAGCTTTCGCATAAATCACCTTACGCCGAGGATGCAGTGTAAGTGACCGTGCCGCTGGACTGGAACGTAGCCGAAAACTCAACAGCACCATCATGCTCTCCGGTCAGTTCAAACGACGACAGATGATATGTGCCGCTGACGTTGCCGGGCGAGGCCAGCGAAGAAGGCAAGTCAATCTGCAACGTCTCGCCAGTTGTGCTTGCGTTGTAAAATTCAGCAAGCAGAACCTCATCTGATGAAATGCCGCCAACAGTGACTTCCACCGCTTTGACGCCGGGTGTAGCAAGCAGGGTGCGCCAGCCGCTGTCATCGTCAGTGGTCACGTCCACCATTTCATTGGTGTTGGTCATGCCACGGGTGCGAACACCGACCAGCGTGGTCGAGTTCCAATCAATGGTCAGTGATCGACCGTTAAAGCCAGCCATTTTTAGTTCTCCTTCTGGATCGTTAGCCGGAACCGCATGACACCGTGCCGGGTTTCCCCATCTGGGTCACGCATCGCCTGCGAAAACTCGCATAGGCAATCTACCACATTATAGCCTGTCTTGGATAGAGCGCCGCGATTTAGAATGTCATAGACCTCGCCCATGATGGATTTGGTCTGTTTAAAACCGCTGGTCCTGCTCCAAATGTGAACGGTGATTGTTATCTCTTTGCCGAGGGTGTCGTCTGTGTCCCACGCCGTTGTGGTGTCGTCACCGATCACGACATAGGGGAAATTCTGGCGAGGCATACCTTCCGGCAGATAAGGCACGTCGTCATAGACGCCCGCTGTGATCTGGCCGCTCAGTGCGTCAAAAACAATCTCTTGGGCTGCTGTCTCAAAACTCATATCCGCGCCTCCAGCTTGGCCTTGAGTTCTTTTGCAACGCCTTCTGCCGCTTGGCGAAAACTGCGCTGAAGCCACGGGCGTGCGGCCATCTTGGAAGTGCCAAACTCAAGATATGCGCCATAAATAATATTTGTGCCGACTTTGGCCCGAATGTTTGCCGGTGTCGCAAGAATGCTTTCGACATTGCTTGCCAACCGACCCGTGTCGCTCATCGGAAATTGCCCCGGCGCTGACGCAGTATGCGTCACTGTCCCACGCTTATAAGTCCGCCCATTGGCCGGGCCTCGCTGTATGCCTCGCACTGCTTCGTTCTGAGTAGCTATCGCCACGTCATTGATGGTGTCCACCAGCAATTCA